TAGTATTTGGAACTGCGACAAAAGATGGTGAAAGATTGCCAAGCGTGATCTGATTTAATGATTGATTTATTGAATTGACTACAGCATTAGATTATACTACAGTTTCACTATTTCTAAGCAGAACATCAACTTCATCTCCAACTCTAAGAGAAGACTTATCAATGTAAGTCATCAATGTAAAAGTTGAACCTGAGATTGATGATACTTTAAATCTTGATGCTGTATTGTAAATCCAAGAATTAGCAAATACTTGCTTGTATGTTTTTGTCTGAGGATTTTCAATTACTTCACCAATATTTTTTACAAAGATCTCTTCACCAACATCTACCAGAGAAATTTCTCCAATAGAGGCAAATTGTGACAATACGCCTGTCAGTCTTACATCAACTCTCTTATTAAGATCTCCACCTTCATACCCAAAAGCAGTTTCATTTGCACGAACTGGATCTGTTGTTGATATTGCCTCCACAATTCCAGAGCATCCAATGAATTGATTGATACTCTTGGAAGTGTAAGTAATGGTATTATTACCAGAGATTACAGTACCAGATTCTGGAAAACCGATCGTAGAGTCAACAGAAATTACCTCTGCACCGACAGATGCAGGTTCTAGTGCTTTACTATAACCTGGAACTTTGAATATACCTTCAATTAAATCTCTATCATTATATCCAATAAACAATCCAAGTTTGTAATATGATTTATTGTTTCTAGTAAAAATTTCTACATCAGATACAGATGCACTGGTAGAAGTATCATTGGATTTATAGATTGTCTGACCCTCTAAACCAAATGGATCACCTGAAATTGCCTCAACAACTGCAACCTCTCTTCTAATATAATCTGCGCTAGATGCTTTTACCAGTCTATCTTCAAGATCAAGTACCTGTGCTTCTACACCATAGAGGACCTTGAACAGAATTCTTACAGATTCTGCAATACCTTTAGACTGGTAGAATGATCTTGCAGTTTTTATAAAGTTACCAACATCAAGATCAGAAACAAAATCAGCGTCTTCAAGACCAGGTGTGAAAGTTCTTTTAAGTTTTTTATAAAACTCCTGTAAAAAGATAACGCTGAGGTTGGTTACATCACTATTAGCAGTGTGTGATGCAGCAACAGATGTACTAAAAATTACATTCTGCTTATTAACATCATTAATAAAACTACTAATACCTACATTATATCCAGTAACACCACTAAATCCACGAATACAACCAGTAAAAGTTGTTTCCGTTTTACCTGTATAGGTAATGATTTCATCATCAATCTTTAATAGACCATACTCATCAGGAAAACCTTTGGTCGATCCAACGGTAATTGTAGATGAAGTATTAGTAATATCAGAGGAAAGAGTTGTTTTACCAACAACAACTTCAGGAACTAAATTATCGACTCTTATATAACGATCGAGGTTATCGACCAGATCAACATTACCTCCCTGATGTTCTTGGGAGATATAATATTGTCTGAAGAAATCAACTGCCTTTGGAAAATCGGCAACTAGAAACTCTGGAAGTTGGCTCTCAATAATTTTATTGAGTTGCACTCTCTTCTCAAATTGCGACATATTTTATTTCCTCTCTAAAGCTCCGTTAGAATAACTTGAAGTGTAATAATCTCTTGTAAATGCTACGCCAGAAATATCTTCACCAGATGCAATCACATCTTTAACCATATTTATTGTACTACTTGAAACATTAAAACTGAGATAAAGATCCTTAAGACCAATAACATCATTCGATTCTGGGAATGCTTGAATCTCAACAATATTGTTTGGTCTCTCAGTTTCTACAATGTTCAAGGTGTTAAGAATTACTTCACCTTTCTTGTAATCAACAGTACCAGCATCTTTAGCAACAACTACCCTGTTTCCGTTTGCATCATTCTTAACTAATGAAAGTGTTCCCTTTTCTGCAGAAAGAACTTGAGGTCTTGAAAGGAATAAATCAGATGCTTGAGTTCTGTTGTTTATATTAGATTGATTTCCTGGAGTTCCTGTTATGATTTGAGGTGTATCTGTTATGTAAACAGTTGATGACTCCCCAGCAATCTTAAATCCAGTAGATTTAATATTCAATCCATTAGGTTTAACATTGAATCTATTGCCAAAGCAAACCTCATATTGTGCAAATTGACCAACCAGTGCCTTCATATCTCTTCTAATCTTCACCTTAGTGATGTTAGAAGTGATTGCACTATCAACCCTATCGATCAATTGCAGAATCTTACTGTACTTAAATCGTCCACCAAACTTATTCATATCAACGTCCTTAGAATATGAAGTAAGGGCATTGATTACATTGGTTCTTAAGTCATTAGAACTTGAAATCTGTGCAGTGTTATAGTAAATTGAAGAGTCAATCTCAACATAGAGAATCTTGAGATCTACAATCTCCTGATTGATCCCTGCAATTGAGTAATTTTTAATCTTATTAAGGATGTTCTGCTTATCAAAGTCAGAAACATATGTGCCGTTCTTGGGTTTAATACTGATCTGAACACTACCATATCTGGGAGGTGTTAGTTCTTCACCACCAACAACTGCAACAGACTCTGTATTGGGATAAATCGACTGAATAATCGCTTCATAATCCCTTGCAGTAACCGCTCTGTACTGTGCAGAATAGAGTCTAGGAGCGAAGTATTTGATGGAGGATACATCCTCTATCTCACCACCATTCATCGCCTTCTGGACGGTATTAACGGTGATAGAAGACGTAGGAATTAGTCTGATTCCTGCTTCATCAATAAAGTTTCCTTGGAAATCAAACGCTGATGCACCATTACCTGCTGCACCATCAGTAACAATATATCTTACAGTAATAACTGCATTATTCTCTAACTGCTTACCAAAGTATCCATCACCAAATAACAACTCATATCTTTCGTCCTGAACCTCTTGTAACAAGAAGATCTCAGAGTTTTTATTCAGATTAAGGATATTATCAACGTGCTTGAACTCTCTACCAAGACCAGTATCATTGATACCCTTAACATAGACTCTAATAGTCGATGCATCAATATTAGGGTTATCAATAATAAATCTCTGATCAACTGACTGATTCACTAAAAACTGTCTTGTCAGGAATGATCCTTGATAGATCTGTATAGGTTTATCTGCTGTACCAAATGTTGCAACTCCATTTACAATAGTTGCACTTACATCTTCTGGTAAAGAGAATCGATATGATGTATTATTAAATGCTCCAACGCAAGTCAGACCCGCTTGAAGGGTCATAAATGCACCCGTATCATCTGTAGGTACACTGAAGGTTACATACGCTTGTGCAGCACTCTTAGAGCGTGGTACGTAACCAATGTTTCTTGCAAGAGATACTACATTTTCTCTTACTGTTGCTGAATCCAGAAAGGATTCGTTGACAATCAAGTTAGAGTTAAATGCATTAATGTAGGTATTGTATGCAAGAGTATCGATCAGGACAGAGAAATTGGAACCTTCAAAGTCAAAATCCGTGAAATTTGAGTTAGCACGGAGATAAGACTTAATTTCTGTCTTAATCTGATCGAAATCTAGGTTAGTAAACTGTGTAAAAGGCATTGTTTATCGTGTTGCCTCTAATAAGAACGAAAATTGTTGCGTTGGAGCTTCTTGCCCCACAATATCGAAAACTACTTTTACATCAAAACTATTATCATCAGGTCTTGGATCTACGTTAACACGTAAATTATTCACTCTTGGTTCATAAAATTCAACTGTATTGATGATTTGATCTTCAATAATAGTTGCAGTCGCATAATCCACGAAATCAAAGAGACTTCTACGGATTCTTGTACCAAGAGTGGAGTTAAAATATCGCTCAGTTGGTATAGTTTCGACTAAATTACGCACAGATCGACGGATTGCACGCTCATTTGTCAGTACAGGAAGGTCTTTTGTCACAGGATGTGGATCAAAAGCAAAACTAATGTCCTTAAATGCTCTGGAGACCTTCTGAACTGGCATCGAATTGGTACTTTTCGTTCAATTATTTATACCCACTACTCAGAAATCTGACCATAAGTGGGTTCTGTACCATATCCCCAATCATCATAGTCATCATCATTACGAATCTTCTCATGAAGTTCGTTCTGAATCTTAAAATTGTGCTTTTTAGGTGTCATATCATCATTAGCAATCTCTCTAAGCATCTTTTGATGTTGATGATTACCTAAATTGTCCAAAAAATCGTGCATTTGATCATCCGCATGGTAGTCAGTGACGAGACGGGTAGTACCCCACATCTCTCTCATGTAGTTAGAATCTCTATCGACAGGTGATTGTCCCATTTTAGCTCCTGATTTACATGAAATCAGAACTTTTAGAGGGGTTGCTATCCCTTACGAATATTTATTGACAAAAAAAGGGGTCGCCCCCTCAGCGACCCTGACCACGATACATCTTCTTAGCAT